TCAATGGCAACTCCACATATTAATGCTGAAATGGGTGCGTTCGCTGACGTTGTAGTCAACGGAGACATTCACCAACAGAATGCTGATCGTGTTGGCTGCTCAAGAAAAGAGGTCAAGACTCTTACTTATGCCTTTATTTATGGGGCATCGGATAAGAAAATCGGATCAAGTCTCGACAAATCGTTAAATGAAACTGATGCGAAAAAACTTGGCAAAAAAATTAGGGCAAAATTTTTGGCAGCAATTCCAGGACTCGAGGGTCTCCTTGACGCTATTGGGGACCGTGCTGAGTCTGACGTTATTGTTGGCTTGGATGGCCGACCCATCAAATTACAAGGGAAGAAACATGCAGCGCTCAACTATCTCCTCCAAAGCGCTGGTGCAATTGTGTGCAAACGCTGGAACGTAATCCTTTACGATTGGTTCCAAGCACAAGGTCATGTCTGGGGCGTTGATTATCAATGGCTCGGATGGATCCATGACGAAATCCAACTCGCTGTCAAACCACAACTAACTAAAGATGCCAAGTTCGCGCTCGAATGGTCAATCGTCCAAGCGGGCGAGTACTACAACCTCAAAGTCCCCCTCGCAGGGGAAGCAAAAGACGGAGAAACCTGGGCCGATTGTCATTGAGCCCGAGCTTCGTATTGATGCTGACTACTATGCGTACCGCAGGTGTCAGGTCAATGAGCAAGAACTTGATTGGGGTGGTGATGTTATCACTATCTACAGTAACTTCAAGGAAGTCATCCGTGGTTTCCAAGAGGACATCAATCAACTGAAAAGACGCTTTGATACCAATCGTGTCTTGTTGTTCTTCTCGGACAGCAAGAACTTCCGCAAAACTATTGACCCTGAATACAAGGGTAAACGCACCAAGCGGAAACCGGTCGGGTACAAACGGCTTCTTGAATGGTGCTCAAACCATTACAAGACTATCCGTTATGACAACATCGAAGCAGACGACGCATTGGGTCTGGAATGTCATCTCGATCCTCGCGATTTTATTCTTGTTAGCCCTGACAAGGACATGAAACAGATCAGCTGCAACCTCTTTAATGGGGACGAGCTGACTTACACAACACCTGAAGAAGCTGACTACTGGTTCTGGCGACAATGCCTTACGGGTGATCCAGTTGATGGCTACAAAGGCGTGCCTGGCATTGGTGCCAAAGGTGCCGAAAAGATACTTGCCAAAGCTGAAGATCCATGGCAGTCTGTTGTGGCCTCCTATGAAAAGGCGGGTCTCTCTCTTGACGATGCCATCCGTAACGCTCGTCTCGCCCGGATTCTCCGGCCTGGTGAGTACAACTCCACCACTAAGGAGCCAATCCTATGGACCCCTCCATCATCTACGGGCTCGACATAGCGCTTGTCCTACTCATTCTTTATGTAGCAGCGCCCAATGTCTTCGAATACTTCGCCCTCCTCCTCGCCGGACTACCCACATGGGTGGCACTCAGAATCAGAGGAACTAAACTCAGAATCCAACTCTGGATTGATCGACAGTCTTTCCGACCTGGAGTTCTGGGCCGATTACTTACGGCAATCCAACTCTTTCAGATCCGCCGCAACCCTGCCTACCGTGACCTCTTCGACCAAGTCAAGTCCCAGTCATTACAAAAGGGGGACGATTGAAGTTTGGGACTTCATAATTGATCAAGATTTGGACTACCTCGCAGGCAACTGTATCAAGTACATTTGTCGGGCAGGGTTCAAGGGTCATGAGACCGAGCTAGATGACTGGCTCAAGGTCCAAGCCTACGTCAACCGCAAAATCCAGCACCTCCAGTCCAAATGAAACCACTGTTTCAGCAAGCCATTGAGTTTCGACAGGCTATGGGTCAGCCTTTGGCTACGACAGATGAACGCATCCATGAACTCCAATTTGATCTTATCAAAGAAGAGTTCGAAGAGTTTTCTGAAGCCTTTGACCATGAGTTCAGTGACCTTGGTTCTCTTGATGAGACCCGTGTTCACCTGCTCAAAGAGCTTTCTGATCTGGTTTTTGTTTGTTATCAATTTGCAGCCGCTCGTGGCTGGGACTTAGACAGTGCCATGCGGCGCGTGTTTGAGTCGAACATGAGCAAACTCGTTGACGGCAAACCCCTTCGCCGTGACGATGGAAAAGTATTGAAGGGACCCAACTATCAACCTCCTGTTCTTGACGACCTCATCTGACATGACCACCCCTCAAAAGATCGCACGCACTGGCCGTGTTCAAAACTGGATGGATAACCCTGAGTCCCGCCTGCCAGTCTCGTGTACCGTCTTTGTTGTCGATGACAGCATGGAGGGACCGGAGGGTCTAGAGGCCAGCTGGCGTTACGTCAGTCACGCCTTGCGGAATGGTGCCGGGGTTGCTGTCCACCTGTCCAAGCTCCGTCCCAAGGGCGCAGAGAACGGCAAGGGTCTGACCGCTTCTGGTCCTGTGTCCTTTGGTCGTATCTATTCTACTCTCAACGAAGTCATTCGACGGGGTGGGCATTATAAGAACGGCGCATGTGTGTTGCACCTCGATTATACGCACCCAGATGCACTTGAGTTTGTTAATGCAAGCCGAGCTGAGCTACCCTGGGTTAAGCGTTGCCTTGATGTAGATGCAAACTTCCTAGACTATGCATCTGATGAGCTAGTTGAAGCTACTATCGAAGGCATTAAGAAAGGTGACATTTGGCTTAACAAGATCCGGTACGATGCTTATGGTAATCGTATCTACGGTAATGTATGCTTGGAGGTTTATCTCCGTAGCCGTGGCACTTGTTTGCTTCAGCACATTAACGTTTCTGCATGTAAACCTGAGGAACTTGCTGATGCATTTGTTGAGGGAATGACTTCCCTGGTTGATCTCCACGGCAAGACCGGTGTGGGTGACACTGGGGAATACCTTCCTCCTGAGTCTGACCGTCAGGTCGGCCTTGGTATCCTGGGTCTGGCTAACTTCCTGTGCCAGAACGGCGTAACTTATAAAGAGTTTGGAACCGCCCTTACCCAATTCCATACTCATCAACCGGAGGACACTCCGGCTTATCGCCTTGTATCTGAACTCGCAAAGGCCATTGAGTTGTCATCACAGATCGCTCGTCTCCACAACATGGACCGAGCATTTGCGATCGCGCCCACGGCTTCTTGCTCTTACAACAACGTCGATCTTCGTGGGTATACTACTGCCCCCGAGCTGGCCCCTCCTATCAGTCGTCACGTCGATCGGGACAGTGGCACTTTTGGAGTCCAGTCTTATGACTACCCGCCGGATGTTGAGATTGCAGCCGAAGTAGGCTGGGACGCTTACACCGAAGTGGTTGATGGTATTGTTCGACTCTACCAAAACACTCTTCTCTTCCACGGTTACAGTTTCAACAGCTGGTCTGACGTTGTGACTTATGATCGGGGCTTCATTCAGAATTGGATGAACTCACCTCAGACGAGCCTTTACTACAGCCTTCAAGTCCAGCCGGACACTCAGTCCAAGGACGATGCACTGGCTGCGCTTGATGAGGACTTCCGTGACCTCTTTGGCTTTGAAGAAGAGGTTGACCCCGACTGCGGCTGTCCCAAAAAAGTAGAACCAGAAAACGAAATTTGTATTCCTTGCGGAGAATGAACGCCACTTCCCCTTACGATCAAGTCGTCAGCCGAAAGCGCAAATGGACGCCTTTGGCTGTTCAAAAAGGCAAGGTAGTTGATGGGTCTGAGGACACGCTCAAGCGTGCCCTTGGGCTCCGTCATCTCGAACTGCCTGTGCGTGAGTTCCTACAGCAGGGACTCGACCGCGAACTACCCAACACGCCTGGTCTGCGTGAAGCTTTGATGTCCAACCAGTTGGATGAAGAGCGCCACGATCAGGCTTTGAACTATGTCATTGATGCCCACGGTGCAGACCTGAAGCACGAAGATGAAGCAAAGCACATCCTCAAGGCTTGGCTAGAAGCACCAGAGCATCCAATTCTGAAAGCAGCTATCCTTGAACGCAGTGTCTTCTTCGTCATCCTCCCCTTCTTCCGATTCAATGGAGACATCGGAATCCGCAGCACCGCAGCAGACATCAGCCGAGACGAGCAAACGCACGTCGCCATACACTCGATGGTCTGCTCCGAGCTGGGCCTCAAGTCCACACCAAGCCTCAATCGCCTACGCAGAGCGACTGTTGGATGGGTGATGGATACTCTTGGTTCTTCTGAGAATAAGTACCTGGATAAGGACTTCTGGATGAACCAATCAGACTCGCTCTATGAGCGGGGTAAAGCACCTGGCCTCAAGGATACGCAGCGAAGCAGAATGCCAGCGTTCTTTGAGGCATCCAACGTTGACCTTCCACAGTATGGATGACCAAAACGTGCCCCTTGCCCTCGTGGTAGGGGGCCGTGTGGATCTTCTCAGACTCATTGCTGAGTTAGAAGAGAGGTATCCAGACCGCTTTCCAGAACACACTATCTCCGAGCGTGAGCTTTCGTTTCGCGCCGGAGCTATTGCTGTAATTAAGTACTTAAAAGCAAAAACCCAAAATGTGTCTAGCTCCTAAACCCCCGCCGATGCCGGCACCCCCACCGCCTCCTCCGATGCCCGCGCCTCCTCCGCCTCCTCCGCCGGCACCTGCTCCTCCTCCGCCGCCTGTTAGCGCTGGCGA